ATATCGCACCCCTGAATCTCCCTCGGCTTCAGATGCCGCATCCGCCTACCCATCACGCCACCCACTCGATCAGGACCGAATTCAAGAGCACGTCGCCGGACACGCCATCATCTCCGTGACCTGGCTGACGCGATATTTGCAAAAGCACGCGCGCACCTGCTGCGACTGTTCCTGCTGGTGTGATGGTCGCCGATGGTCCAGTGCGGTGTTCATTGCCGATCGCGACTAGCACATCGCTGACGCCTTGTGCCGTGCCTACGGCCAGATCGCGCGAATCGCCGTCGCCGAAACAGATCGCCGAGAGCTCAAAGCGAACGCCTTGTCCGGGGGTGCCTGCCACCGCGTCCCAGGCAATGTCGGCAATCCGCAGCGCGGTGTAACCGGCGGGCCACCAGGTCCAATAGTGAGCGTATTCGGCGCTACCCGGGTCGAAGGCCAACTGATCAACGTTGACTTTGTTTGTGCCGGTTTCCGAACCGTGGATGCCTGCGCCCGACGTGACTCGCGGAATCCATTCATTCGCGTCGATCGGCAGCAGGTTTGAGGCGCCACCACCACCCGCTGGATCGTCCTTCCACCCGCGCACTCCGCCTGCGTCGGTACCGTAGGTCTTGTTCGCCCCTGGGCTCGCTGTGTCGTTGACCAGCGCCAGCGTGCGATCGGCCGTCATATCGCCGCCGCCGCTCAGTGAGTGCTGAGTGCTGACGCTGCGCGCAGGCTGCACTGCGGTATCCGCCGTCGCGCCTTGAGCTGCCGTCGCGTATGCGGTGGCGGCCGTAGTGGCTGCGGTCCCGAGCTCGAGCAGCGTGCGAATCGCCGCCGCCGTCGCAGCCACAAACACCTGACCGCCAACAGTGCCGGCACCCAGGTTGCCGCGCGCCGCCGCAGCGTCGACCAGGTCGGACAGGTTGGAGGCCTTGGCCAGTTTGCCCGCCAGCGCGTTGGTGATCGTCGTGGCGAAATTCGGGTCATCACCCAGCGCCGCCGCCAGCTCATCGAGCGTATCGAGTGCGCCGGGTGCGCTGTTGAGCAGCGCGGCAATGGCGGCAGCCACGAACTCGGTCGATGCGATCTGCGTGGTAGACGTGCCCGCAGTCGCGGTCGGCGTGGTCGGCGTGCCGGCCAGCGCCGGCGACAGCAGCGGCGCGAGGAGTGCCAGGGCCGCAGACAGTCCGTCCACACCACTGATCGGATGCGCGCCGGCGGCGGCCGCGTGCGCCGCGTCGGCCGCGGTGGCGAAGGCGCGATCGCCGTGAGGGTCGGACGCCGCAACATGCGTCGCATCTGCTGCGGTCGCGAACGCGCGATCGCCGTGCGGATCGGTGGCACCGGCGTGCGCCGCAACCGCATCCACCGCCGCGCCAGCCTGCTCCGCGTCGATGTTCGACCGGCCCTGGGTTTGCTGCGGCGCCGTCAGCGTCTGCGCGGTGTACAGCACCGCCGCACCAACGCCACCAGACTGGTCCTGCCAAGCGGTGTCGTTGTCGGCGTTGCTGACCTTCGCCAGCACCTGACCGGTGGTCCCGCCAACGGGCACGCCAGCGCCCTGCGGCCCAGCCGGCCCGAATCCCTCGGCCACCACAACGACGTTGTCGACAACCCTGACCTCAAGCCCACTCATGCCGGCACCTTGGTTACTCGGGGGCGCGCGTTGATCGCGCCGTAGATCCAGTAGCGCACCGGCTCGGTATCGCCAGCCTCGCTGATGCGCACGTCGTACCACCACTGGCGCGGCCGGCCGTTGAGCGGCAGGTCCTCGGTCACCGTGTTCGGCACCCGAATCCGGATCCAGCCGTCGGCGTCGGTGGTGACGCGACCATCCACAGTGCTCGCCTGCGCCAGCAGCGTGGCGTCGTCGCGCTCCTCGGTGCGGATCTGGAAGTGCACCACCAGGCCGACCGCGCTGCGCGGCAGCCCGTCGCCATCCGGCGCCGCCGGGTTGTACGCCCGCAGCACCAGGTCAAACGTCGCGCCCTGGCGCAGGTCGCGGTCGAGGCGCGCGCTCTGGCTCACGGCGCCCCCTCGATGGCCGCGCACGGCGTGCAATGCCGCGCGGCCGGAATCACCTGCAGGCGACCACCCGGAATCGACTCGCCGCAGCGCTCGCAATGGGTGACGCCGCTGGGAACCATCAGCGCGGCCGCGTTGGCGCGCGCCAGGTCGATGCAGTCATCCCGCGTGACCTGTTCCTGTCGCTGGGCGCGATCAACAATGTTCACTGCTGCGGCTCACTCGCTGGCAGCGTGGCAATCGCGGACTTGTCCGCATTGCAGGAATCCAGCTGCTCGGACTCAGCACGGCAGAGCGCCTCAAGCTGGCGGTTGCAGATCACGGCGTTGCCCTCGGCGTCGACGCACAGCGGCGCCGGCTTCGCCGCGTGCGGCGTCGGTTCGGTCAGTTCGGCCGGCACCGCCACGTACTGCGTCGGCCCCGGCACGCGGACGATCTGCGGCTCAGCGAGCTGGATCTGCGGGCGCAGTGCCGAGCAACTCGTCAGAGAGAGCGCGGCACACAGCAGCATCAGCCCAAGCCCTACAGTCAGATTTCGTTTCATAGATCCTCCGGATCACTTCTTCGCGCATCGCGCGCTCGCCCTCCGCGGCCTTCCGCGCGCGGTCCCGCTGGCGCAGCGCCTGCTGGTACACCTGGTCAATCCGCTGGTGCTCACCGCGACACGCGTGCAGCTCATCGCCCAGCAAGCCGACCGTGGTGTTGACGCGCGCATTCGTCTCAGCACAGATGCCGATCTGCGCGGCGCCATGCGCCTCCGATGCCGCCAGCTTGGTGCTCAGATCCAGCGCCACTCGCGCCGTGCCGCGGAATTGCTGGTAGTTCACGAACACCGACAGCACCAACAGCGCGGCCAGCACCAGGCATGCGACAGCCAGCGCGCCGACCAACTTGGCGCCACCGGTGGCGATCAGGCGGTCACCGAGCATCGCCGACCACCTGCCAGGCAGATGCCCAAGTAGTGGGCGTTTCTGCCCAAGTGATCGGGCTCACGTCACAGCGTTTGGCCAGCTCGATAGATTCGACGATCAGCGCCTTCTGGTCTTTGACCAGCTGATCGAACTCCTGGAGCGCATCGACAAGGCCCGCATTGGCCGATTTGCAGACTGCGAAGCTCCTTTTCTCCGCTTCGGCCGCTTCCTCCGCGTCGACGGCACGCTGGAGCGCGACGTAAACCTCGCGCTCCTGTTCTTCGAAAAGCTTCTGTGCGTCGCCATCGGCCTCAAGTGTCGCCGTCCAGAAGGCTTCAAGGGCGGTCAGCTGCTTGTGCAGATCTTGGAGGTCCTCTTCCAGGACTTCGTTCGTCCGCCCCAGTTCAAAGTTCAGCTCACGCTGGTCAGCAAGGGACGCAGTGGTCTCCGCAAGCTGCCGCTCCTGCCACACCACGACGGCCAACAGGCACACCAGCGCCAACCCAAACGCCAAACCCGTGAGGCGCCACATTTTTGCCAGGCGCTCCGCGCGTTCCGCGCGCAGTCGCAGCGCCTGAGTATCGAGATACTGATTCACGTGCCCGTACACGTCGCACTCCCCGGCCATCCGGCCGCGATGTAGAGGGGTTCAAGGCTCAGCAAAATGCGGCGCGGGTAGTCCCGGTTCTCCCGGTACGCCCATGCCGCGCGCTTGGAATGAAGTTCCACGTGATCGAACCACCGGGCACGATCGGCTCCCTTAGCCGACGCCCACTTTCGATCGCGGTTGAGCCATCCCAAGCCACCGTTGTAGGCACTCAGCGTCATCGCCCAGCGATCACAGGGCGTGGCCGTGTCGGCCAGCTGGCGGTGCAGGTGCCGCATGTAGCAGGCCTGGGCGCGAATCGACCAGCGCGCATCCCATACGTTCGGCGCACCAAGATCAGCGCACACGCCCGGAATCCACGCAGCCGTTGCCGGCGTGAACTGCGCCAGCCCCTGCGCGAATGGTGATTGCGCGTCAGCGCGCCAGTGAGACTCCTGGTGCAGTTGTGCAGCCAGCAGTGCCACCGGCGCATCGAGACCGAATCGACCAACCGCCTCGCGCTCCAGCAACTTGGCAAAGCCGTCGGCACGCACGGGAATACGCTGGCCAGCAGTCGCCGCATCACACGGCGACGAGATCAGAACGCCAAAAGCCAGCAGCGCGACTGACGCCAAGTCCAGCCACCAAAGGCAGAACAACGCATCTTCGGCTGCGTCGTCTTCGCCCTCGAACCAACGTCTCACAGAGGGCACGAACTCGATCGCAAGCCGCACCGCGATGCAAACCAGCGCGATGAACGCGAACAACTTCACAGCGTCCACCCGGCGGCCAACATGCCAAAGCCGATGCAGATCGCCCGCGCGTTGATCGCATTGCCGCGGGCGATGCCCTGCAGCTTCTGCGGGTCGCCGATCGGAATCAGCAGGCTGCCGAACAGGTTGCCGCTGAACGCCCCGAGCGCCAGTCGGCAAAGGATCCACACCGCGATCGCGGCGCGCTCCGGCGCGATCATCCAGACGACGATCAGGCACAGAACGAACAGCCCGAGCACGGGCCATCCGGTCATGAACTCGTGAACTGCCGCCTCGGTTGGCGACAACGGAATCGGCGCCTCACCCTGCGCCTGGCCCTCGCGCTGCTCTCCCATCGCTGCACCCCGGTGTTGTGACGGGTGCAGCGTCGCTGATAGGTGCGGCTAGGGTCTTGTGACGTCGGTCGAAGAGGCTATCAGTGGCTTCGAATCACAAGACCTGCAACCGGGAGCAGACTGACGACGGTAAGGCCCATTCCGCAGAACACCAAAGCCACGGGAACAGTAAGTGCCGGGCCCGACAGCGCGCCATCAAGGGTGAACATCACAATCGCCGAGCAAAACGATAGGAGCAAAACCAGAATCGTAACAACTGACGTGATCGCAATCGGCCACACATAGTCTGCCTCCCGGAACTTAGCCATCGCCTTGCTGTTGGCGATCGACATCACCACCGGATAGATGGCAGCCAGCAACGCGACACACGCGAATGCTGTTCCCGCAATGGTGCTCGCGAGGTCAGCCACCCGATCGTGAGCTATCGAAGCCTGGGGGTACCACTTCCGCGCCGCCAGGAACACCAGAATTCCAGGAAGAATCCCGAGAAAAATATTCAAGCCGCTCAGCGTGAGCCGCCGCATCCACGAGCTTCGCATTGAACTCCCCCAGCACTTCATGAAGCCGCACGTTGGCCGACTGACGTGCCAACATCGCATTCGATATGCCCGCTTCCTTGACGTTCCCAATCGTATCCGCGAGTTGCCCTTTCGACATCAGGTACAAGTCACGCATCGAGTCGTTTGCCGCCACCCGCGCACGAGCCTCCAGATCGACAAGACCCTCTTCGCCCATAGCCACGATGTCCTGAAGCATCTGTTTCGGGCCATCCTTGACCTTCGTCCTGCTTTGTACCGCGTTGGGGGTGATGGTCACGCTGAACGAGCCAATGTCGTACGTACCAAGGTCGGTTCCGCCTGACAGCTGCTCCACCCAGCTCCGCAGGAGGGGGTGCCTCACGTCCAGTTTCAATTCAATTGCACCGACGCTGTGCAGGCTCGCGATCTTCGCCCTCGGGAATTCGTCCATCAACGGCTCCATCTGGAACGTCAGAGGGATCCGAAGCTGGTCAAGGATCTGCTGCACATACTGCAAAACCTGAGAGACCCTTGGGGAAAGCAGCTTAGTGCCGAGAGCAATATGGGTTGGGAACACCCCCAAGTACGAACCAAAGCCAAGATGGTCCGTTGCGGCCAACATGGACGAAAGGTCATGAACTGAAATCTGCGTCCCGCTCTGGACCCGCTTAACGATCTCGCCCTTTCGCGTTTGCACGAGAAGTAGGAACGGCGAGTTCATTAGGGCCGAAACCAAGAACTCGTCGCCAACCTTGACCGAGAGTTTCTGGGACACGCTGGCAAAGCGATCAAAGCTGCGGAGCAACGGGCTTACATCTGCCCGTAGTCGAAGTGCAGGATCGGATGTCGGTGAGAAGTAGTACCCAAAATAGGCAACGCGCATTACACGACCTCCGGATTAGAACGCAAAGGAACGCGATCGGATCTATTTCGCGACCAAAGAAGCGCAAGGACCCAAAGCAACGAGGCAACTCCGACCGGACCACCGGCCGCAAACACCACATCACCAAACGGCATTCCCGCACGCAGCTGCAGAAAACCAAAGGCCACGTTGAAGCACGCCGCAGCAAGCAACAGCGCCGCCACGATGTTCAGCGGCATCACCCATCGCCCCATCGCGCGCAACTCACGCCGCGCCCGATCCCGCACCAGGTCCGCCCCGCAGCACGGGCAGCTGGCCGCGCACTTGGCGACGGTCCAGCCGCACACCGCGCACGGCCCTGACCGGGTCGCGTCGAGCGTGCGCGCCAGCAAACGCTCCGCGAACTCGCAGCGCTGCTGCACCAGGTGCAGGTTCTCGATGTGCGTGTAGTCGCGGCCGGCGACAGAGTTGTGTTGCCCACGTACGTCAATACTCATCACGCGCCCCTGGTGATTGGATTTACTTCTCTTCGCCTGCCGGCTTTGCGGAAAGATCAGCAGCAGTCACGGTCGGTAGGTGCGGCTTTATTGCCTGCACGATCTGCGCTTCATTTGCCTTCACCACAGTGCCATCCGCCTTGCGCACTTGGGCAACCCAGCCAAAACTCGTGTGCATGGACTTCGCGTCGGCTTCGCTGTCAAAACGCACATTCCACCGCCAGTTCGGATACAACGACGCACCAGCCGCGATGTCCGCCACCTCGGTTGCGCTCAGTGTCGCCAAGCGATCACCAAAGACATCGATGAGCAGGAAGCGAACCTCGACTGCGGTGACAGCTTCCGACGCGATCAGGTCGTCCTTGTTTGACTCCCACGAGTAGCGACGATCGGCATAGGCGGTGTTGATTCCTGCTACCTCTGTGAGCCTCACCGGAATCCCAGGCACATCGATCACGTAGTGCATGCGTGTCAACGTCGACTTTTCGTTGAGCACCACGTAACCAAGCGGCAGCTTTAGCGGATCACCCGCGCGTGACCTCAGTTCTGCTGCAGTTGCTTGTAGAGAAGCGACACACATCAGAAGCGCAATTGCACGCATACATCCTCCTTGGTAGGCATCGGTCTCTGCCGTTGTCGGAAATTTCCTACACCACATCGCGAAGATCCCTGATAGACGCTGGTCGTCGCACGGAGCGAGACTGTCTCCACCCCGCCCGGAAGCAAAATCCTTCGGGACCTGGCCGCAGAGGTTCACCGCGGCAAAGCTGAGCCGGGCGGGGTCTTATCGTCCGCATCCGGCGGGAATCCATCCGGCGCCGGAATCTCGACGCGTAAGTCATGGAGTCTGAGCGCGACCAGTTGCTGCAGGTGCTTTCGGCAGCCCGCGAGGTTCGCGACCAAAGAACCAAGCGCCAGCACTGACAATGAAGCAGCGATCAGGTAACTGGCCGCAAGGGCGGAAAGATCTGATTGCGAAGCGCCATAGGCCTTCGCTGTACCAGCGAGTGCCCGCGCGAGGAATAGCCCACCTGCAGCGGCACCAAGTCCGCCAATGACAGCCATGAGCGCGCTGATCCAACCTGCCGCACCGATCCATGCCGGCACGTAGTACTCGTGCACGATGTCCTCAACCATTCTGATCTTGTCCATTTCAACTCCTTGGTTGCCACTTCATCGACTTGAGTCACAGGTTGCGCCTGGCGAACTGCAGCCACACTGCGCTTGAACCATCTGCAGTGAGCACCTGTCATGACTCCCGATCGGGACGTACGCGCAGCGGAACCGGGCAAAACTCCTCAATCACATCCAGCAGCTCATCGATACCGGCAGTCGTTTCGGCGCCAAGTTGAACGTCTGAATGCGGCTGGCCGAGCAGCATCCAGCATCGTCGAAACGCTGCAGCAAAGCTCTCCGGGTCTGGATGAGTCGCCACCAACGCCGCCAGCGTAGCCAGCATCACCGCGCGTTCTCCAGCGGCTCGCTGGGCGGCGTCTCCCTGCACGTCGACCGAGCTGGCAAGGCTCTGCACGTGTTCGGACAGTCGCTCAACTGTCATTGTCATGGCACACCCGCGATCTTCTGGCGCATGAACTTCTCCACTTCGTCCTGCTGGGAAGGCTCCAGCGCCCTGAACAAGCGCAGCCAACGCTCCTCTGCGATGGTGAGCTTTGCGCCGTAGCTCGGCCCTGACTCCCGAATGCCGACCTGGTCGCGGCCGGCGACGACATTGCCATCGCCTGAGACCTGGACGGCGCCGCCGGCTTCGCCGTACCACTGCGGCCAGAGTTCGGCCAACGGGACTTTGATCAACTCGGAAATTCTCTCCTCTACCTTCCGCGATCTGCCCTTCCCGTGAAGCACCGCATAGATCGTGCTGCGAGGAACTTGCAGCTCACGGGCCACCGTCGTCTGCGTGTGGCCTGACTTTTTGAGCTTCGCCTCGATGTCATGCGCGTGCATTGCGCTTCCGAATGGCATGCGCCGACAGTCGGCGTGTTCGTGTGAACAGCGCATGCGAACATTTTTCGCGAGAACGCTTGACGATGCGCGACAGTAAGCGTATTCCTATGCCATGTTCGTGCGAACATAAAAGAGAGCGACAGTGGAGCCAATCGACATCAAGTACGCCCTCGAGCGCGAGGGGGTCAATCAAACCGCCATCGCGGCGTACCTCGCGGTGCCGAGGAGCACTGTCTACGCAGTGATCTACGGCAGAGGCAGGAGCAAGACGGTCGAGATGCATGTTGCTCATCTCATCGGCAAGCCTTTGGAGCAGGTTTGGCCGAAGTGGTACGGCCCAAATGCGCAGCGGCCAAAGGGTCGAGTGCCAGTTTCTGAAGTCCTTGCCAGAGCGCGCGCCAGGCTTGCTGAGCGCGAAAGCGCCAAGGCCGCGTGATCCATGAGCAGCCATTCCGACAGCTCGAAAGACAAACGAATCAAGCGCCTTGAGGCACGTGTCGCGGAACTCGAAGCGCAGCGCGAAGACCTCAATATGTTGCTGAAAGATATGGCGTTTCTCGTGACATACGCGCCAAAGCTTCAGGAACACGCAGTGACCAACAACCTCGTGAAGTTGGTCGAAAGACTCCAACCACCCTCCACCGACCGGAGCTAACCCCATGCAACGCATCCCCATCCGATCCATCACGCTCCACGCGCTGGCCGTCGTCGCTGTCACCATCGGACTGGCGCTGGCCGCGGTCACCATCATGCTGCTCACCGTCGAGGCGCAGCCGATCGACGTTGCCGTCTTCGCCGGCCTTCGCGCGCTTTGGTCATACATCCTGCTGCTTGGCGCGCTGCTTGGCTGCGGCCTGATCGGCGCGGCCGGTGCGCTGGCGGTGCAAGGCCTCGCCAGCACGGCACGCCGCCGGCATGGGGTGCGCTGAGTCATGGCGCGACCCGTGACCAGTACTCGTGGAGCACCGCCTCAAACTGGTAGCGCTTCGCGTTCTCCGGCCCGGTCTTCGCCTGCCCGGCGAGCGCCCCGAGTGTGCGGAGCATCTGCTGCTGCACGTCAATCGGCGCGGAACGCAACAGCGGCTCAATCACGAACGTCAGCACGCGCCGAAGTGACTGCACCTCTAGGTCCACCATTGATAACGTTGACGCTTGCTCGTCAGTTAGCACGGGCGCTCGGCCTCCGCGGCGCCGCACGCGAGGCGAAGGCACAACTGATGCATTCGGTTCGTCGGTTGGCTTTGTCATGACGCGATCTGCCACGGGTCGGGGTGCCGCAAGTTTCCGCGCTAGCGAAACCATTTCGCAAGGGCAGAAACCGTCGGCGATTGGAAAGGCGGCAACCAAGCCTCGTCCAAAGCCGCGCCGTAATTGGAAAGCCCTGCGCGCGTCGTCGCTGCCGAAGGCGATGGAGCTATGCCTCGATTACGCCCGCGAAGTGCAAAACCTTGGTGTTGAGCGCATCGCTGACCGCATGGGCCTCGCGTCGCACTGGGTGATCTACAAGTGGATGGAAGAGGGCGGCATGCCGGCGCGCCACATCCGCTCGTTTGAGCACGCCTGCGGCGCCACCTACGTCACCCGGTACATCGCCGCCAGCGCACACATGTTGCTGATCGACCTACCCACCGGCCGGCATGCGGCAGCGCAGGACATCCAGGCAGTCCAGGAAGCCTGCACGTCGGCGGTCGGAGCGCTGCTGGCGTTCTATGCCGGCCGCACTGCTGCAGATGAGACCCACGCCGCCCTGACCGTCGCGCTGGAGCAGCTCGCCACCGAGCGCGCCGAAGTCGAGCGCTACACCAACCCCGAATTGCCCTTCGACCACCATGAATGACCAAACCGACACCTACCGCACCAACGACGCCCAACAGCGCGTCGCCCAGATCCTGACGCTGCTCGCCGGCCGCGAAGCCGAGGGCATCCCCCAGGGCGCTATCTGCAAGGCCGGCAAGTGGGCAGGCAGCAAGGTCCACAACGATCTGCGCAACCTCCGCGAAGCCGGCCTCGTCGAACGCCTGGCCAACGGCAACTGGCGGCTTGGCCCGAAGCTGGTCCAGATCGCCATCTCGCACCAGACCGGCCTCGCACGCCTGCGCCAGCAGGTGGACGAGATCGAACAGCGTTACTCCCGCAACCCGCACTGAGGACACCGACCCCATGCCACGCCAGGAAACACCGGCCGTTGAACCGATCGGCCCGAGCCTTCCCACCACATCCCCGTCCGAGATCCTCGACGACGCCGCCAAGGTCGAAGCGCAGCGCTTGGCGCTGGCCGATCTGGACAACCGCTACGGACTGACCGGACCGTATGACCGCGACGCGCTGCTGCGCTCCGCCCAGACGCTGATCGTAGAAAGCGGCATCCGCATCCTGATGCTCGGCCGCGTCTTCCTCTTGCTCAAGGCACACGAGGCCGATGGCGAGTGGCTGACGGCGCTGGACCAGCTCGGCGTGTCTCCGCGCTTCGCGCAGCGCTGCATGCAGACCGCCCGCAAGCTCGAAGGGTCCGAGAGCCGCAAGCTGCTCGCAGCCCAGCTCAGCAGCAGCAAGGTGATGGAGCTGACGGTGCTGGACGACGATGACCTGGACGCGGTCGCCGGTGGTTCGCTGGAAGGCCTGAAGCTCGACGACATCGACCGAATGTCGATTCGCGAACTGCGGCTGAAGCTGCGCGAGATCCGGGAAGAGCGCTCCAAGGAATCCGAGACCCACGGCGAGATCGTCGCGGCCAAGGATCAAAAGATCAATGACCTGGACAAAAAGCTCCGCTACTGGGGCAAGACGCCAGCGCGTGAGCGCGCCGAAGCGATCCTGCAGGACGCGGCGCTGGCCAGCGTCGAGATGGTCGGCGTGGCCACTCGAATCGAAACAGCGATCCGCAGCGCCAGGGCGGTGTTCGACGAGTCCGGCGAGTCCATCCCGGCCGATGTCGAGGCGCTGATCGGCGGGCTTTCGCAGCCGATCTTTGAGCAGCTGCACGCACTCAATAACCTGATCGGACCGTAACCATGCACGCCGGGGAGCTGGCAGAGCTGGACATGTTGCGTCGGATCGCCGATCGCCTGCGTAACGCAGGTCACGGCGGTAAGGACGACATTGTCTCCGAGGCCACACAGTGGCTTGGCTGCTCAGCTCCCACGCTCTATCGGCGACTTCGCGATATCGGCTGGACCAGCGGCCGCAAGCAGCGCACCGACAAAGGCGACAGCCGCGTCGCCTACAACGAACTGGTGCGACTCTCGGCCATGTGGGCGTCCGAGCGACGCATGAACGGCAAGTGGGTCGGCACGCTCGACGACGTGATCTCGATGGCGCGCGCCAACGGCGAGCTATCGGTCGACATCTCCGCGGCGACCGCCTCGCGCTTGTTCCAGCTGCATGGCTTGCACCGAAGCCAGGTCAGCCAACCCGCACCGCACGTGCAGATGCAGAGCCTGCACCCCAACCACGTCTGGCAAGTCGACCCGTCGCTGTGCGTCGTGTACTACTCCCAGCGCGATGGCGTGCGCGTGCTCGACGAGAAGAAGTACTACAAGAACAAGCCGGCCGAGGTGGCGCGCTTCACGCCGCTGCGCGTGTGGCGCTACGTGGCCGTCGACCACTACACCGGCGCGCTCTACGCGCGCTACTACGAAGCCTCCGGCGAGAGCCAGGAGACGCTGTTCCGCTTCCTCATGGATGCGATGGCGCCGTCGGACACCCGTCACATCATGCGTGGCGTGCCGCACTGCCTGGTGTGGGATGCCGGCAGCGCCAACACAAGCCACGGTATCCAGCAGCTGCTGACGGCGCTGCTGGTGCGACATTGGGCACACGTGCCCGGCAACTCGCGCGCCAAGGGCAGCGTCGAGCAGGGCAACAACCTGGTGGAGGTTCGGTTCGAAGGGCGCCTGCGATTCAAGAAGGTGCCCTCCGTCGAGGAACTCAACGCGGATCTGGCCGACTGGTTGGTCTGGCTCAACGCCACGCAGGAGCACACCCGCCACCAACACACGCGCTACGGCCTGTGGCAGACCATCCTGCAGACGCAACTGCGCACGCGCCCTGAAGAAGCGGTTTGCCGCAACCTGCTGACCAGCCGCCCGGAAGAGCGCCTGGTGCGCGGCGATCTGAAGGTTCAGTTCGCCGTCAAAGGTCACGGCAGCGCGGAGTACTCCGTCGAGCACGTGCCCAACATCCGCGTGGGCGACAAGGTCCAGGTGGTGGTTCACGCATACCGCGCACCCGCGATCTGTGTGGTGCAGCAGGACGCCGAAGGCCGCACCCGCTACATCGAGTGCGAGCCCGTACAGACCAACGCGGGCGGCTTCGACATCACGGCACCGGTGTTCGGCGAAGCCTACAAGCGCAAGGCCGATACCGTCGCTGACGACGCACGCAAGGCGCAGGCCGAAGCAGCGTACGGCACGCGCGACGTAGCCGAAGCCGAGAAGCTGCGCGCCAAGGGCGCGCCGGCATTCGGCGGCGCCATCGACCCCTTCAAGGACGTACGCGAAGCAGCCGCCCAGGCGCCCTCGCACATCGTCCGCCGCGGTACCGAGCTGCACGTGCCAAACCCGGTGCAGATCGAGGTCAAGCCCCTTTCACTGGTCGAGGCACTGCGCAACCTGCGGGAGTGGCTCGGCCGCGCGATCACGCCCGCCGAACGCGAGCAGATCAGCCAGTGGTACCCGCAAGGCGTCCCGGAGATGGATCTCCAGGACATCGTCAACCGCTTGTCGCAGCCCATCCAGGAGGAACGTCCGCGACTCGCAATCGTCAGGTAACCGACCATGCCCGACCACAATGCAAAACTCGCTCCCAAGCGGTTCAACCCCGATGACCTCGATCTGCCCGTAGCCGTTGCGGCGATGGACGCGATCGACGAATACGTAGGCGAGCGCTCCGGCGCCGGCAAGCTGAATGCGGTGCTCGCGAAGCAGCGGATTGCTGCGCTGCACGCCTATCTACACATCATGGCCGAAGAGATCGGCGTCGAAGTGGACTGCAATGCGGCCTCCATCGCGGAGCGTGTGTCGTGAGCGACCGAGCCCTGATCAACCGCACGAAGCGCTCACTGGCCACGATCAAGCGCAAGCTCCAAGCGCTCTCATGCGACTGGGAGGACCTTGACCAGTACGTTTCTGTAGAGCTGGAACGCGTCGTCGACCAGTCAGACGCGATCGTGGCGGAACTCGACGAAGCCTACCCGCCACGCAAAGTGGCGCGGAAGGTGCTGCAATGAGCCGCCGCCCCGACCAACTCGGCCAATCTCCGATCGGCCTCAAGCAAGCGATGCGTGATGCGCGCCTTTCCGCGCTGCAGCTCTGTCGCGTGTGCGCCGGCGTGCGCCACCAGCGCCTGGGCAATCCCATCAGCCGCACCAGCCTGTACTACCTGGCGCGCAACGGCATCTGGCCTGCCGGATTCGATCCGGACCGCCTGAAGTTGTTGATCGAATCCGCCATCTCGGCGAAGGGCATCAGCACTGCCGGACTGTGGGAACCCGAGGCTGCCACCTCGGGCTCCCGTCCCCGAAACGAAACCGTTGCGTCCATTCCCGAGCAGGGCGGCGCCGCGATCTATGACAACCACATTCCGGAGCCTGAAATGCTATCAGAAGCTGCTCGTCGCCACTTTGGCCTGTTCCGCCACCCCTTCCTGGACGACGTCCAGGGCACCCAGGATGTGTACCTCTCGCGCGATGCACGCTACGTGCGCGAGGCCATGTACTACGCCGCCAAGCACGGCGGATTCCTGGCCGTTGTCGGCGAATCCGGAGCCGGCAAGAGCGTGCTCCGCCGCGACCTGGTCGAACGCCTGCGCCGCAGTGAGGAACGCATCGCGGTGGTGCAGCCGCAGACCACGGACAAGCGCCAGCTCAGCGCGCACCACATCTGCCAGGCCATCCTGGCCGACATCAGCGTGGAGCGCCCGAAAGCCAGCCTTGAAGCCGTCGCGCGCCAAGTTCAGCGGGCGCTGTCCGAGAGCGCACAGGCCGGCAATGGCCACGTGCTGCTGATCGAGGAAGCACACGATCTCAACGTGTCGACGTTGAAGTATTTGAAGCGCTTCTGGGAGATCGAGGACGGCTTCAAGAAGCTGATCGGCATCATCCTGATCGGCCAGACCGAGCTGGGCCACGTGCTCGACGAGCGTCGCAACCCGCAGGCGCGCGAGGTCATCCGCCGCTGCGAGATCGCCACCCTGCGCCCGCTGGGCGACGACGTGCGCGCCTACGTCGAGCACAAGCTCAAGCGCGTCATGGACAAGGGCCGCTCGATCGAGACGGTTTTCGATCCGGCCGCACTCGACGCCATCCGCCAGCGCCTGCTGCTCACCCGCCAGGGCAGCCGCACGCCCGAGGACCACAGCTTCCCGCTCAACGTCCACAACGTGGTCGTGCGCGCTATGAACTCCGCGGTGGAGCTGGGCTTTGCCACGGTCACGGCTGACCTGGTACGGGAGGTCTGACGTGACGCCATCAGCCTCAGCCCAGCGCCTGTTCCATGTAGAAGCCGCACTCGGCGCCTTTGCGAAGCTTGGTCGGTTCGACGTGTCGTCGATCGAGATCGACGCCAACACCGCGGTGGTCTGGATTGCGCCGCCAGCAGATGGCACGCAACTCGCTGAAACGGCGGACCTGTTCTCGCGAACGACCATCGGCCGCAGCGTTGAGGAAATCCGCGTCGTACGCCACCGCGCCAATCGCGTCGAACTGCGCTGGATCGAGCGCTTCCAGCGAGTAGCAAAGGTGCCGTCATGACCGATGTTCCGTTGCCGCCAGTGCTGGTCCGGCTGGCCGAACTGCGCCCGGCCCTGAACGACCGCATCGTCAAGATGTTCCGCGGCTGCCTGCGCCGCGGTGGCGTCACGGCTGAGGACGCTGCGAAGTGGGTGATCAAGACCCTCCGCGAAGAGGCCGCGAAGGTCGTTGCCGCTGGCGTAACGCCACGGCCGACACGCTTCAAGAGCCGGTCGCAATGGGCCAGGGGAATGGACACCAACGAGGCCACCGACTCGGCATACACCAACGCGCTCTGGACCATCGGGGCGATTGATCGGGCGACGCTGGAGACGCCGGCATCAGCAGCAATGTGAACACCACCTTTCCTTGAGGAGACACCCATGTGGTTCAAGAATTTGTCACTGCTACGCCTGCCCAGGGATTTCTCGCTGGCCGCCGATCACTTCGAACAGGCGCTGGCGGAGCACCCCCTGCGCAGCCCCGGTCCGCTGGAGCTGGAAACGCGCGGGTTCCTGACGCCGTTCAGCCGCGACGACGCCGCGCTGTCACACGGCAGCGGCGATGCGCTGTTGTTCTGCCTCGGGCAGGAATCCAAACTCCTGCCGTCGTCGGTGCTTCGCCATGAGGTTTCGGCACGGATCGCCCAGCACGAGGCCGAGACCGGCCGCATCCCTGGCAAGCGCATGCGCAATGAGTTTCGCGAAGCGGCGCTGGGCGAACTGCTGCCGCGCGCCTTCATCAAGCGCGCGCGCGTCGGCGCCTATTGGGACGGGCCGTCACGTCTTCTGGTGGTCGACAGCAGCAGCGATCGCAGCACCGAGTTGGTCGCCAGCGCAGTTCGCGAAGCGCTCGGGAGCTTCCCGGCACGGCCGCTCGCTACCGAGGCATCGCTGACGCTTCTGATGAGTGCGTGGCTGATCTCCGGGGAACTGCCACGCGGCTTCGAACTAGGCGATGAAATCGAGCTCAAGGACCCGAGCGACAACAGCTCGGTTCTCCGTGGACGCCACCATGACCTCACCGCCGAGTCGATCCGCGAGCACGCGCGCTGCGGCAATCAGGTCACCCAGCTGGGTTTGATCTTCGAAGGGCGAATCGACTTTGTGCTGGACGCCAGGCTGAAGCTGCGCAAGGTCAGTTTCCTGGACATCGTCGCCGACAAGCTCGACGCCCAGGAAGGCGCCGATCCCGACCAGGTCCTCGACGCCACATTCGTGCTGATGAGCCTGGAGTTACGCCGGCTATTCGCTCGGCTCGACGAAGTTCTGAGGTTCGTGGACTGACGCGATGAAGCTCACCTGCCCACATTGCCAGGGCCAGTTCGAGTTGGCGTCCGCGCTCGAGCTGGCGGGCGCGCGCGGCTCTCTCAAGCACGCGATGGACATCTCCGGCGATCTCGGCCGCTTGCTGGGCCAATACCTGGGGATGTTCAAGCCGGCCAAGAAAGCGCTGTCGATGGACCGCGCCGAGCGCCTGCTGGCGGAAATCGCGCCGCAGATCGACGGCCAGGTGGTGCTTCGCCGTGGCGCTGAAATCCCGGCGCCGCGCGATCTGTGGGTGATGGCCCTGCGCACGATGGTCGAGCAGCGCGACTCCGGAAAGCTGGAGCTGCCGTTGAAGACCAACGGCTACCTGTTGGAGATCGTCGCCGCCCACGCCCAGCGCGGCGCCGCCAAGCATGAGCGGGAAGTCGAAACCGCCTTGCGCACCGGCGATCGCACCAAGGCCGCAGACCTTCGCGCCCAGTACCAAGAGCGATTCAGCCAGGCGCAGTCGGATCGTCGCCTCGGCCTGATCAACGAGACCGAGCTGAAAGACCGCATCGCAGCATTGAATAAGGAGTACGGACGGTGAGCCACCCACTGCCATTGCTGAAGCGCCAGCACCACCTTTTGCTCGCCGTTCTGTCGTCGCACATCGGCGCGCCGCAAGGCCTGAGTGCCAAGGACCTGACCGTCGCCATCAACCGCGTAGCCGGCATGGACCTGATCTCCGAGCGCGAGCTGCGCCACCTGGTCACCGACTTGCGCATGCGCGGCCACCACGTGTGCGCAACGCCGGAATCCGGCTACTTCATGGCAGCCAACGACAAGGAACTGCTGATCACCTGCCGGTTCCTGTTTGACCGCGGCATGACCGGACTGCGCCAGGTCGCCGCAATGCGCAAGGTCGCCCTGCCGGATCTCGCCGGCCAGCTCCGCATTCCACTCGAACCCCAATCTGACTGAGAAACCCATGTCCGCAAAGTCCAAGAAGCTCAAAGCCGAAGCCGCCCAGTTCCCGGTGCCGCAATCCCACGACGAGTGCGCGCACTTCATCGCGCGGATCGGCGAGCACCAGCGCGAACGCACCATCATCGAAACCGCGATGAACGATGACCTGGCAAAGCGCAAGGCTGCCTACGAACACCAGGCCAAGCCCCACGCCGATCAGATCTCCTTGCTCACCAAGGGGGTGCACGTCTTCTGCGAAGCCAACCGCGTCCGGCTCACCGGCGATGGCCGCGTCAAGTTCCATCGCTTCGCGACCGGCGAGATCAAGTGGCGCATGCGCCCGCCCTCGATCACCGTCCGCGGCGTCGAGGCAGTCATCGGCATGATGAAGTCGCTCGGGTTGGCTGCGCGGTTTGTCCGACCGAAGGAAGAGATCGACAAGGAAGCACTGCTGCGCGATGTGGAGACCGCCAAGACGATCCCCGGCATCACCGTCGGCCAGAAGGAAGACTTCGTGGTCGAGCCGTTTGCGACGGAGCTGGAAGAGGTTCTCTGATGAGCCAGCTGCGCTACCGCGAATTGCTTGCGCTCTTGAGGAATCCGCTCGTTCCGCTGGATGCGAACGTCGAGATCGTGGCGAACGGCGAAGCCAATCCGGTGGTGCTGGGTGTGGTGAGCGACTTGTTGAACAAAGCCTACGAGTTCAGCGAAGAAAGACTCGACGCGTGGCTTGCCGATGCCGACGTTGAATACAAGGCCACCATCAAAGTCGGTTGCGTGCGTTACGGACTACGAATGAGCGACCCACTATGACTGCCAAGACCCTTCGCGCCCGCGATCTTGCGCAGATCCACATCGCCAAGCAGCAGCTGGCGCTCGACGACGATACGTACCGCGAAATGCTGTTCACGCTGACGCGCAAGCGCAGCGCCAGCGACCTCGACGCGCACGAGCGCAACCAGGTGCTGCAGCACTTCATCTCCCGCGGCTGGAAACCACGCCAGGCGCCAAGCCCTGAACGCGTCCGCAGGGCGCCGCCACAGGTCCGCCTGATCTACGCCCTGTGGGGCCTGCTGGCGCGCAACGGCGCGATTCAGGATCGATCGCCGGCCGCATTGCGCGCGTGGATTCGCCACTGGGGCCAAGCCACGCCCGACGACGTGGGCGAGGGCGCGCCCGAGATGTTGCCGGCGCCCATGCGCCACCGCGTCGCGGAGTACTTGATCCAGTGGTGCCTGCGCCTGGGTATCGCCGTCGATGCGGTCGACCGCCAGCCAGTCAAGCCGAAGCGGGAGAAGTCGCACCGATGAGCGACCGCGTCGTTGATGCCCACGGCGTACTCCATGAAGCGGTCGCGTTGTTGACGCGATCGCTGCTGGATCGCCGTGTCTGCATCGACGACGAAGAGGCCAAGGACATCGCGGAAGCCTGCCTGATCGACACCTGGCGCGAGTTCGCCGGCTCCACGATCTACGTCCGCCGCACCATCGAGAACCTGATTCCCGCGCGCGATCGCAAGCTCTACGCCGACTACCTTGCCAAGGTGCCGATTGTCGATCTCGTGCGCCGCTACAAGCTCAGCGACTCCTATATCTACCGCGTCATCAAGCGCATCGAGCGGATCGGCGCGCCCGAACAGCCGGAGTTGTTCCCATGAGCACTGAGCGTCGACGCATCCGCGGGGTCCACGTCACCGAGCACGCGATCGTCCGGTACCTGGAGCGCCACTACAACATCGACGTGAAAGCCATCCTGGAAGAGATGGTCTCGCCCGAGAACGCCAAGCTGATCCAGCAATTCCCGAACATGCGGATCGGCATCAAGGGCGATCTCTGGCTGAACGTAAAAGAGGGCTCGGTGGTGACCGTCGAGCCCTCTGACCTGCGTCACAAGCCCGCGGCAGACGTCCGCCGCAATACTGGGAAATAGAGAAGAGGAGCGCCCGCGCCGCGGTTGCAGCCGCAACGCGAGCCCCTTTCCACCGCTTAATCGGTGAATCAGGCCAGGGCTCCCCACCCGTGCACGGGCGAGCTGAGGCTATCCCAGGATCACCACAAATGCAGCCCAAGCCGCTCATCCCGTGGCCAGGTGGCAAACGCCGCCTCGCCAAGACCATCCTGCCGCTGTTCCCGGCCCACGAGTGCTACGTCGAAGCCTTCGCCGGTGGCGCCGGCCTGTTCTTTTCCCGGCCAGAGCCAGCCAAGGTCGAAGTCCTCAACGACATCAACAACGACCTGATCACGCTATACCGCTGCGTCGCTCACCACCTGGACGAGTTCGTCCGCCAGTTCCGCTGGTCGCTGGCCTCACGAAAGATGTTCGAGTGGGCCAAGCTGCAGGACCCGCGCACCCTCACCGACATCCAGCGCGCCGCCCGGTTCTACTACCTGCAGCGCTTGTGCTTCGGCGCCAAGGTCGAAGGCAGGACCTTCGGCTATGCGACGACGTCGTCGCATTCGTTCAGCTTGCTGCGAATCGAGGAGGAACTCTCGATGGTGCACCTGCGCCTGTCGGACGTTTACCTCGAGTCGCTACCCTGGGCTGATTGCCTGCAGCGCTACGACCGCCAGCACACCCTGTTCTACCTCGACCCACCGTACTGGGAAACCGCCGGCTACGGCGTCCCGTTCGACCTCAGCCAGTACGAACAGATGGCCGAGCTGCTCGGCAAGCTGCAGGGCAAGGCGCTCCTGAGCATCAACGACCACCCCGAGATGCGCCGCATCTTCGCCCGCTTCCCCGTCGTCGAAACCTCACTCCGCTACACCATCGGCAAGGCAGGCCGAGAGAAGCCGCGCGGCGAACTGATCTACCGCATCAACTGCTGACGCCCGGCTGCCGTTTCCGGCGCCTCCGCGTAGACTCCAGCCCCGCAACTTCGCGACATAAGTTCGGGGCTTTTTGTGTTTCGCCCTTGCGAAGGTTCTTCACTTTCGACCCGTCCCACTACGTCACGTCGACAGTCGGTAAATCCCATTTATCTCAAGACCGCCTCAGAGTTATCTCAAGCCCGATCACCGTGCCCCGTGCCCCGTGCCCCGTGCCCGTCAAAGATGCCGCTCCGCTGTCGGCACCACGCGCGCGAGCAGGGCAATGAACCGTCGGCTCCAGCTGGACGTCGGCTCGCGCGTCTGTCGCCGCGGCTCGCCATCCTGGAGGTCGTACCAGATCACGCGCCCGCCGCGCCCGCCCTCGAGCGCGAGCCGGAAGCTGTGTTCGCCACCGAGGCTGGCGTCGTAGCCCTCGCGCACCTGCATGGCAAAGCGCGGGTCGTCGACGAACACGCCCATCTCGGTGTTGATCCAGGTCGAGCGCGGATCGAGATTGAATGAGCCTACGAATGCGATGCGTCCATCGACGATCACCGCCTTGGTGTGCAGCGAGGCGCGCGAGGAGCCTCGGAATGGCGACTCCAGTTGCCGCCGCGAGGAGCGCTTCAGTTCGTTGATCTCGACGCCGGCGCGCAACAGGCGCAGGCGATAATGCGCATAGCCGCCATGGACCGCGGGGATGTCGGTGGCGTTGATCGAGTTGGTCAGCACCCGAACCTGTACGCCGCGCTCCTCGAGCGCGCGCAGCCAGGCGATGCCGTCTGCGCCCGGCACGAAATATGGCGAGATCAGCACGACCTCGCGCTCCGCGTGGTCGATCGCGCGGCGCAATTCGGCGGCTACGCCGATCAGCCGGTCGTCGCGCTGTCGCCATTTGTCCGGCGGGTCGCCGACCACGTGGACTTGAGTGCCGGTGTAGCGGCCCTCCTCGTTCCTGATCTCGGCATCCAGCGCGGGCGGCGCCAGCAATGGCGCGAACTCGGGTAGCGCCAGTGAGCGCTCACGCTCATCCTCGAGCGCGCGCTGGGCATCGGCCAGCGTCGGTGGAGCTTGTTTCGAGGCTACTGCCGCGAGCGGAAGGACGATCGGCGCGTTCCAGTACTGGTCGAAGATGGCGCCGACCTCGGTCGCCGCCGCGCCGGTCAGCAGCACGCCGAGATCGCGGAAGTCGAAGCCCTCATGAACGCCAAAGTACTGGTCGCCGACGTTGCGGCCGCCGAGCAGCGCCACCTGGCCATCGGCGATCCATGCCTTGTTGTGCATGCGATGGTTCAGGCGGAAGCCGCTGAATATGAATTCGAACACCGCTGCCGTCGCCGAATCGCGCGTCCGGTAAGGATGGTAGATGCGCAGCTCCACCCGGTCATGCTGGTCGAGCGCGGCCAGTTCCACCGGCAGCTTGCGCGCGTACATATCGTCCACCAACACGCGCACGCGCACGCCGCGATCGGCGGCGCGCAGCAACTCGCAGGCAAGCAGTCGGCCGCTGACGTCGTCCAGCCACATGTAGTACATCGAGTCCAGGCTGCGCGAGGCGAGCTGCGCGGCGTGCAGTTGCAGGGCCAGCGCATCGGTATTCGACTCGATCAGGCGGTAGCTGGATTCGCCTTCGCGCAAGCCGATTGCGGCAACCGCGGCGGCGATCGGACCCTGAGTGGCAGGCGGCAACGACGTCTCGAGCGTGCGCGGTCCGCGCCACTCGACCGGTGCGCAGCCCGTCAGCGTCAGCAGCACCGCCAGCAGCAAGGCAGCGACGGCGCTATTGTTGACACCTCGTCCCATCGAGCATCCGTTCATGCGCATCCACAGCCAGAGTTTCCCGCCATTGGGCCGAATCCCGGGTGAATACGCCTATGGTGTGCCCGGCATCAATCGCCCCGCGGTCGATGGCGCCAACCGCAACCCTCAGCTGGCTTGGGAGGATGCGCCGGCCGGCACCCGATCGTTCGCGCTGATCTGCGTCGACGACGACGTGCCGAGCGTGTTCGACGATGCCAACCAGCCCGGCCGCAGCATCGCCCGCGACTTTCCGCGGCGCGACTTCATCCACTGGGTAATGGTCGACATACCGGCCAGCCTGCGCGAGATCGCCGCCGGCAGTTGCTCGGACGGCGTCGTCGCCGGCGGCAAGCGCAATCCGCCGGGGCCATCGGGCGCGCGCCAGGGCGTCAACGATTACGGCGCCGGGCACCTCGGCTACGACGGCCCCTGCCCGCCGTGGAACGACGAGCGCCTGCATCACTATCACTTCCGGCTGTACGCGCTGGACCTGCCGACGCTTGCCGTATCCGGCCATTTCAGCGTGGCCGATGCATTGCGTGCCATGCACGGACATGTGCTGGGTATGGCCGAGTTGACCGGCGTGTATTCGCTGAATCCCGCGCTCGCCGCCTGAGTCTTTCCGGGGCTCTCGGCGATCTGCTGGCAGGTGCGTTGTCTGCGCCCTCTCTGCGTTTCCTCAGCGTCCTCTGCGTCCTGCTCTTTCCCACGCATGGACCGAAGTCGGCAATTGCGCGGCCACTTGAACCGGGGCCAACGACCAGGCGCAATCCAGGCGCAATCCCTCTGGACAGGCCGCCCGCACGCGGGCTACCATGCCGCTCTTTTCTTCAACCGATCCTTGGAGTCCGCGATGAAGCGCACTTTCCAGCCGAGCAAGCTCAAGCGCGCTCGCACCCATGGCTT